GCGCACTATATCCGGTTAAATCGATTGGAATGCCGGCTACGTCACGATAGGAGATAGGAAGATCATAAGTGACTCCCTGTTGTGTTATGATATCGTAACGACCTGGTAATGTTGTCAACTTTTATCTCCAAGTAGATCTTGCATTAAACTACTGTAGTTGTTGGTTTGGTTGTTAACTTGCACAGCAGTTGTAGGGGCTTTAGGACGGCTATCGCGATCCATATCATTAAGTAATTTTAGCCAATCTAGCAAATCGCGCTTTGAAAACACGCCGGTTTCGGCAGCTTCAGCCATTTTTTCATCAATCACACGATTTATAACTTGCATACGACGCACACGGTTTAGATATCCTTGACTCATGTACACTGAATCTACGTATCGTTTTATTTCGCCACGTTCGGCTATTGCAGTAACTTGGTCGTTACTCAAGGGAGTCATTTCAGAGATCTGCGGGATCGACTTGCCGCTTAATATCTCATTAGCTACAACTAGATGTTGCGGATCTAGCTCTGGCGCACTTAACGCATCGTTCAAATTGTCGCTATAGGTTACTGGAGTGTTCATCGCTGATATAATGCCTCTAATTTAAATAGTGCCACTCCGTACGGAGCGTTTAGTCCTGAGTCTGTTTCTACGCTTAGCACACGAATTTCTTCGATGTCAGGACGTTGCTTTTTGATATATTGCATGATGTGTTCTATATCTTGAGCCAACAGTTCACCGCTTTCTTCAACTTCCTGGTCATAAGTGTATCCACGAAGATCCATTGTAAGCACGATAAACCGATTGTTGGCGCCATAGTGAAAATAGTCTTCACGTTCAACAGTAAGATATACGCTTGGAAAGCTTGAGATCTCGTCAAAAAACTTGAATCCCATGTAAACATCACGATGAAGATTATAGTTAAAACGATAAGCACGATCAAATGGTGAAAATTGACCATCTATACGGTTTAGTTCGGTGATGATTGCGCTTACTACTTCTGCACTTGTTGTCATAATTTATTATAGTGCACAAACAATTATGTGTCAAAGCCTTTTTTTTTAAATTTTTTTTGAGTAAACTGCGTGTGTTCTAACGTGTTCACACTTGGTTGTGCGTGTTCGAGCGTGTTCGCGTTTGTTCGTGCGTGTTCAAGCTTTGTTCTAGGTTTGGTTATGCGTGTAATTAGCCAATCACGTAGTTTTTAGTTAATCACGTAGTGATGCATGCGGAGCAGATTTTGAAAAAATCCCGTGTAGTTAGCGTGGCGAGGTGGCCCAGTTGCAAAAATGCAACACAGTCCTAGGAACCGCCCTAGGTCTGCCACCCGGCCTGGCCCAGCCGCCTAAAATATATTTACAAAATATTTTTATAAAAATAAAACGTTGCCGCCCCTTAGAGGGGGCGGTAAGGCTTGGCAATCCCGGCGGCGGCGGCCTTGCAATACTTTGCCCAGTAAGCGCGGCGGCTTTCGATTTCGGCGCGGCTTTCGGTATAAGCGGCATAGCCGCGAAAGGCGACGTTGGCCTTGCCTTGCACGCGGTTGCAGCGACCGCACAGGCGGACAAAGTTTTCCTGAACCATTGCGCCGCCGTTGGCTTCCGAAATCAGGTGGCCGCACTCGTCGGCATCCCAGGTGCCGCAAGCGGCGCAGCAGGTGAACGAGGCGGCGACGTGGCGCTTGATGGCGGCGGGGATGGCGGCTTTCTTGGTCATGGCGTGGGCTCCTTTGCTTTCCATAGATACACCTTACGGCACCCCGAGCCGTAACGCAATAGAATAATTCACATTTATCAAATTTTTTTTTGTGTTCACGATGCGTTCACGTTTTGTTCTAGGCCCACGCTGCGTTCACGGTTTGTTCACGCTTTGTTCTATTCGTTCACGGTTTGTTCACGGTTTGTTCGCAGCTATAAGAACACTTAGGGAACAAACCGTGAACGCAATATTGTTGCGCGATCTAAGCAAACAAAGCAATAATATTACTGCACTTTGCTATTGCACAACCCTGCAGGATCGGCTAAGGTTTATACATAGGCAAAGGAAAGGAACCCAGCCATGACCCGCAACGTCCTCATCACCGCGCAAACCGAAAAAGCTATCTGCGTCGGCGCTAACACTTGGATCGCCCGCTCTGAGATCCTCGAGATGATCGAGCTTGATGAGCCGTCTAAGACTGTGGATTGCGGCAAGATGCAGCGGATCGGGATTCCCCACGCTATCGTTGTCACTGAAAAAGCAGCGGGTCGGGCGGGCTGGTAAGCCCCGCCCAGCCTAACCTATCTTAACCAGACCAAAGGATGCTGAAAATGGAATATGTGTTTGTGCTGATGCTGACTGTGATAGGTCAGGAAGAAGACGTGTTGCACGCCGTTGATACGGGCATGACCGGATCCGCTTGTATCGAACGATTGATTGAGGTTGATCAAACGCTGCAACATATTCTTGGGACTGAATATATTCTTTCTTGTGAAATAGATTATGCGGGGCTTGACTAAGGCTTAGCTATCGGATAGGATTTATACATAGGCAAAGGAAAGGAACCCTGTCATGACCTACCGCGGATATATGTTTCGTAACACAGCTACTGGCGTTGAAGCTACTGTCATTGAAGAAGGCTGGGATTGCGACTGGGAATGGATTGTCACAGCCCGTGACATTGAAACGGCAAAAAGAATTATTGATGATCTTAGGCGCTGGGCAAAAGACTAATAAAAACAATAGCTTAGGAGGCTGGGCGGCGCAGCCCCTAACCCATTGATATTGCACACTTATTCTATGCTGCGTTGCAGCATAGGAGGCGCCGATTTTACTATGCGCTGCAAGCCGTGTCAATAGAGAAAAAGATTTTATTTTAGCAAAAAAAGGCTTGAAGTCTTGCGCGGCAAGCCCTATATTCTATGTATAGGCAAAGGAGAACAGCCATGAAACAGATCGTAATCTTCGACCTTGACGAGACTGTCGTGGACAGCGCCCACCGCACCCCGAATCACGCGGATGGCACGTTGAACCTGCCCCTTTACCTGACCCTTAAGACGCGCGAAAATACCCTGCGCGATGGCTTGCTGCCATTGGCTGAAGTCTGGCGGTCGCTGGATCCCCGCGAAACCTATATCGTTGTCTGCACTGCGCGGACTTGGGCAGACTTTGACCAAGAATTTCTGGACATGCACGGCTTGAAGGCTGACAAGATTATTGCCCGCTTCACCCCTGCACAATGCAAGATGCGGGATGCAGACTTGAAATCCCGTGGCTTGCGGAAACTGTTTGGCTTGCGTCAATTCCGCGATTTGCCGAAATATATGTTTGACGATGCCAAGCCTGTAATTGCTGCGATGCGGAAACTTGGAATTGTTTGCCTCAACTCGCACAAGGTTAACGCTAAGCTAAAAGCCTAGCGTTATCAATAGGTTAGGGGGCGGGGCAGCGATGCTGCTAAGCTATTGATAACGCTAGCTTATTCCATGCTGCAGCGCAGCATCGGCAGGCGCCGATTTTATACGAATCTATAAAGCGTGTCAATAGAGAAAATAAATTATTTTTTGCGCTTTTTTCTCTTGAAGTCTACCACGTCTGCCCCTATATTCTAGGTATAGGCAAAGGAGAACTGACATGGCACGCAAGGCAAAGATCTCAGAAAAGACCCGCGCAACTGTCCTCGCCCGCGACAACTATATTTGCCGCGCTTGCGGGTTCGGCGGTTCGGCAAACTATGCCTTCGCCCTTGCCTGCGATCATATTGTGGCTGAAGCTAACGGCGGTGCAGCAACGACTGACAACCTGCAATGCCTTTGCGCTTCGTGCAACGGCGCAAAAGGCGATCGGTTCAATCGTCAATTCAAGGTTCGCGCTGCGACCACCACAGAAGAAATTTGGTCGTATAATCAACGGGTTATGTGGACGGCATTTGCCGCAAACACCGAAAGCGACCTTGCAGCCCGCTTGAGAAAACTCAAGTAAAACAAGGGCTTAGCACACATTCACAAGCGTGAATGTGGCAGGCGCCGATTTTATGCGAATCCTGAAAGCGTGTCAATAGCAAAAAAGTTTTCTTTTTTTGCATTTTCCTCTTGCAAGTCCCGCACGCAAGCCCTATATTCTATGTATAGGCAAACAGGAAAGGATCCTAGCCATGACCACGCTGTTCGGTTACATCGCCCGCGAAACTGAAAAGGCCGTTGCCTTCGTTCAAGCCCCGGTTCTGAGCGAAGTGAAGCCCCACTGGATCCCCAAGTCGGTTATCGAAAATCGTGAAGAACTGGAACTGTTCTCCCGCTCGATCCAGTTGGTAGGCGAAAACATCCGCCGGATGGGAACCCCGGTCAACCTGACAGTGGACAGCGAGTGGCTCGCCCGCTTCTCATAAGTGGTAGTGCGACGACAAGGTGCAGGATGCTGCAATGCAGCATTGCTGTGCCGCGGCGCGGCACGCGCCGGTAGTAGTGCGGCAATGATAATTAGTCAACGTCAAACAACCTTTTTGTAAGAAAATTTTTAGGTTGAAGTGTATATATTTTTATGGTAAACTGTTCTTAGTTGCTATCAATGCACCAAATAAGTTATCTTTTTGGTTGCATAGTTGCTAGTAATGCTCTAGTCTAAATAACTAAGGAGGACTGAAAATGATAAAATATATACTAACAGTATTAGTTAACATTTGCATCATTATTAGCATGATCGTAATATATCAAACTGAGACTGCTAAAAATATGGCAGAAGCAAAAGCTAATAGCGAATTAATTACTAGACAAATAGATCAGATAATGCTTGAGCAAGATATTCATTGCCTTGCATTAAATATCTACTTTGAAGCTAGAGGCGATTCTGTTACTGGACAACGTGCAGTTGCGTGGGTAACTTTAAACAGAGTTAAATCAGCTGACTTTCCAAATACAGTATGTGAGGTTGTATATCAAGCTAAGCTAGATAAAGCAGGAAAACCTAAACTTAACCAATGTCAGTTTAGTTGGTTTTGTGATGGCAAAGCAGATAAACCTATAGATGAAGAACTTTGGCAACAAGCTAAGAGTATAGCAGAATATATTATTAGACGCTATCCACACGATACAGACCCAACAGAGGGTGCAACATTCTATCATGCAGACTATGTAAAACCAACTTGGTCTCGCAGCTTTGAACGAACAGTTAGAATTGATAACCATATATTCTATAAATAAATCAAGGGGTTATACTAGACGACGCCCCCGCGGCTAACCCATTGAAAACAAAGCATTCTTTTCTGTTGACGTCGTGCATTCATTACGTTATTTATGACTTATCGGATCATAGAGGAGATTCCACATGTCGCTCATCACCCGCATCAACCACACCGAAATCGACAATCTGGGTGCTGAACTGTGCCGCGAAACCTTCCGCAGCGGGAAAGAACGCTTTGTAGTTTATTTCAGCGAAGGCGACTTTGAATATACCGAAGGCGTATTCAAATATGAAGAAGAAGCGCGAGTTATTTATGATAAGCTTGTAGCAGATATAGAAGCCGGATGGAAACCTTAAAACCTTTATAAAGCTAGGAGAAATGCTATGTCTTGGGGTAAAGTAAAAGCCACTAAAACTTATCACGGCATAAAGTTTTATGTTTGCAGCATGGGGCCTAAAAGCTGGTTTGTGGAATGCGAATTTGCAAAAGAAGGTAATTTGGTTTTAGCCATGTTTGAAGATTGGAATAAGGCGATGCAACTTCTAAACAATGAAGATGCTTTGTTTCAAAAAATGACTTATAATAACTATGTGATTGCCTATAACCATATTGCGCGTAAAGAGGTGGTAGCTTGCTAGGATTTATTGGAACTGTTGGGGTTATTGCTCAAATGGCAACCCTATCGCTAGGCTATGACACGCGCTTAGCTATGGCTATCGGATTATTTGCTTGCATTGTGTGGATTGCTCATTCTCTAAAAAACAATGATCGTTGGTTGCTTATAACTAACGCGGTGGTTGCAGCTTTTGCAGTTTGGGGGATAGCATAAAAAAGCCTGTGTTATCAAAGAGATAGCACAGGCGGCCCCCGGCGAGCCAACCCATTGATATTGCACGATAATTTAATGCTTGACTGCTTCGCACGAAGATGCGATAACAGACTCACCGAAACAAGGAGCACACGCCATGAACTTTCACTTTGTCTGGAAATCCTTCGACGTTGTTACAGGCGAAACAACCGCTATGTATGAGCAGACTGTTTTTGGTAATGATTTGGTCGATGCCGTGTATAACTGGACCTGTCTGCACAGCGGGCTAAGCCCTGATAACTGGGGCAATGCGTTTGAAATTATCAGCCTCAAGGAGGTGAGTGATGAACCGGAAAGCGCCTAAACCCCGCAACCCATTTGTGCAACATCTTGTAGTTAAAAAACAAGGTGCTCATACGAAAAGTTCAAAAGCGCAGAGAGCGCGTGCAAAATCGGAATTGCGTCGCGAAACGCGCGGCGCTGACGCCGCGCCGGTGCAAAGTTGAAAATTAGCTATATAGAAAGTTATCTAAGAAAAGCATTTAATTTCAATCACTTGCTAGTCCAGGCGCCCAGCGCGCTAACTCATTGACAAACAACAACTATTTTATGCTTGCATCATGCTTTTTAGTTTGATATAAATAACCATCGAAACAAGGCAGCTAGGAGAAACAAATGCCTTATATTCCGCAAAGCCGTCGTGATGCAATCAACTCTGAACTTATGGATGATAGCCGCGATGAAGGTGGACTAAACTGGACTCCGCAAAATGCCGGGGATCTAAACTATCTTGTGACGTGCTTTATTGATAATTACTTAATCGAACACGGTGTTCGGTATGCAGCTATCAATGAATTTATTGGTGCGCTAGAGTGCTGCAAGTTGGAGTTGTATCGTAAAATTGCGGCACCTTATGAGGAAATGAAAGAAAAGGAAAATGGGGGCGTGTATCAAGCCCCAATTACTTCCTCGCAATACTAAAGTTTAGGCCGCTTGGTGAAATGGTAGACACAAGAGACTTAAAATCTCTCGCGCAAGCGTGCCGGTTCGAGTCCGGCAGCGGCTACCAATACGGGGGATTAGCTCAATGGTTAGAGCTGAGCGCTCATAACGCTTAGGTTGGCGGTTCGAGTCCGTCATCCCCTACCAAATACGATGCAGATAGATTGGAAATCCTCCCTTCGGGTGGAGGTGACCCCTCGCTAAATGCTGCAACGGTTGGCTATGCGTAATGCCAACAATTTCAATAGCTTAGCTATTGGGGCGCCCAGCGCCCTAAATACTTGATACTAAATGATTATTTGCGTTTGACAGGCCAAACTATACAAGCTAAAACAACTTATCAGCCAAGGAAACAGCCCATGAAAAAGCTTGACTTTCGTAACCTAGATCCTGTCGGCAAATGCTCTAATTGCGGCATTAACTGCTGGGCAGAAACTGACAATAAACCTGCGATCTGGCCGTGTGGCGTGCCCGGTTGCCCTTATCCTGGAGAAAAGACTGTTAGCTTTGGGTCGTCTATGACGGGCACAAGCTTAGGCCAAATTATATATAGCGGCAGTTAAATGATCTTCACTAGCAAAAAATGCCAAGTTGCGTATAATGCTGGTCGAGATATGTATATTAGGGGCTGGACATTTAGATGCCCTTATGTTAAAACATCTATCTGCGCTAGCTTTTGGTTTCGTGGCTGGTATGATGCTGAACGCGCGAAACCTAGAATTCCACTGTCAAACTAAGGAGAACTAAAATGCTTACATACGAAGAATGGATGCGTAAAGTTGATGTAATTGTGGCGGCTAAATGCGGGCTTCCTATGGATTGCTTGCCTGATTGGCTCAGCCGTGACAACTTTGAAGATGGGGTAAGCCCTGAAGAAGGCGCAGAAATTTGCCTAGAGCAGGTTGGCTTTTATGAATATGAGGAGACAGAACTGAGCGATGCAGACGTCCTTGCAAGCGCCGGTTGGGGCACCGATGAGGACTATGGCTTATACGATGAGGCATAAAAATTACCCTGCTAAGTCAAGCACTTAGCAGGGGCGGCGCCCCCGCGGCTAACCCATTGAAAACAAAGCATTCTTTTCTATTGCAACGCCCCTCATTCTGTGCGATAAATGTTCATCAGCTAAGGAGGCTACCACATGAAACGCGTCGTGATATTTGACCTTGACGAAACAGTCGTCGATAGCGCACATCGCACTCCCAATAACCCTGATGGGACGTTGAACCTTCCGCTCTATATGACGCTGAAAACGCGAGAAAATACCCTGCGGGATGGATTGCTTCCGTTGGCTAAGTTCTGGAAGTCTCTTGATCTTTCAGAGACTTATGTGATTGTCTGCACGGCTCGCACATGGGCTGACTTCGATCAGGAGTTTTTAGATTTGCATGGTTTGCGCGCTCACAAAATTATCGCTCGTTTTACTCCTGCTCAATGTAAAATGCGTGATCCTGATTTGAAGCGTCGAGGGCTTTCTAAACTGTTCGCCTTGAAACAGTTTAAGAATTTGCCTAAATTTATGTTTGATGATGCTAAACCTGTGATTGCAGAAATGCGTCGAATGGGTCTTGTTTGCCTTAACTCTCACAAAATCAACCGGAGGCTGTCCGCATGAATATCTTTCGCCTTGTGATGGAAATTATCCGCACAACAGTTCCAATGGCTATCTTGGCTATCCAAATCCTCCTTTACTATCAATGAGTTAGGAGGGGCGGCCCCCCGCTGGCTAACCTCTTGATTCTGCAGCATTTTTTTATGTTTGACAGCTTCTCTTTCTTATGGCATAAAGATCTCACTGAAACGGCAGCAAAAGGAACAAATCATGCCGCACAAGTCCACTCTTTTCGTCGTAACTGACATTGAAACCACCCTGAAAAAGCGCATTGCTTTCGATATTGCTTGGCGCATTATTGACAAGCGCGGTCGGGAATATAATTCCGGCTCGTATGTTATCCGCGAAGCCTTCAAACATGACGTTCCGTTTTTCAAGGAAAAACTGGGCCATTATTTTGATGATGCCTATTCGCAGCTTATCAAGCCTGCTAGCATTTTTGACGTGCGGGCAGAGTATAACCGCCAAATTGCAGAATTGCAAGAGGCTGGCCATCGCGTTATTGTGTGCGCCTATAATGCGGCGTTTGATTTCAAATATTTGCCCGAAACTGTGCAACAGATCAGCGGCGACAGCTCGCAACGCTGGATGCAACGCAAGGTTGAGCTGATGGATATTTGGGATTTTTGGGGCGCTAGCGTTCCGCGCAACTATAAGGCGAACGTCTCGGCTTCTGGCAAATATTTTTCTACTAGCGCAGAAAGTGCATATCGCTGGGAGTTCAACCAGAGCGATTTTGTCGAACGTCATATCGCGTGGCACGATTGCCTAATTGAAAGCGATATTTTGTGCAAGGCGCTTTCGCGTCGCAAGGCAATGCCCGTTGTGCAATCCCCGGTTGATTTTGCGGGCGCTGTTTGGAAAAAAATCAATACTCGCCTCGGCGTTGTAGGCAAGGAATTGCTTGCCGCCTAGAGGTGACAGGGGGAGGGTTACGATCCTCCCCCAAATTTCCTAACAATTTCAAGGGGTTGCGCGGCGGGGCGCCCCGGCAGCTAACTCATTGATAATGCACCGAAAATTAGCGCTTGCAAGACTCAAAGATATATGGCATAAACAATCATCAACGGAGGAAACGTCATGGATATGACCTTAGAAGAATACTACAACTATCTGAACCACCTATTCATTCAACGCATGGATGATAGCAATTATCTTGCGTTTATGTTGCAATCAAATCTGGGAGAAATGTAATGCCTAACTGGTGTGAGAACCACGTGTATATTGAAAGCACGCCTGAACAGATTGAAGCTATTATTGCTGCAATCCTAAATGATGGCGATAAAAAATTGCTAAATCATCTGCACCCTGAACCTGTATTTGATACTGCTGATCAAGATGGCATTATGCCTAACTGGTATCTCTGGCGCGTTGGCAACTGGGGAACCAAATGGGAAGTTGACGCTGAGATTGTATCTCATAGCGTGTCTGATGGTTGGATTAACATTGGATTTGACAGTGCTTGGAGTCCGCCTGTTGAAGCCCTTGCATATTGGGAAAGCCAAGATCCCGAAAATCGCAGCTATAACATTCGATATATCGAATGGGGTATGATGTTCTGTGGTGAAGCTGACAGCGATGGCTATAATCAACACTTTAGCATCCCGCAAACTGCTACAGAGGTTAAAGCGATAATCCCTATTGAACTCGACGAGGAGTTTGGAATTAGTGATAACATAGTCCAATGGGCAGACAGCGAATGGGTGGACGAACCTACAGATGCCTGAAAAACCCTGCAACTTCAAGGAGTTGCAGGACAGGGCCCCCCGCCGGCTAACCCATTGATATATAAGGCAAATTTATCTCGCAACAATCTAGCAACTCCTTGATTTTGAACGAAACATTTTTCTTGCACTCCTCCTGCTTTTCGGGTTATAAGTATTCATCGAAGCAAGCCAGATAGAGGAGATACATCATGGCAGAAGTGAAGAAGTCCGCTAAGACTGAAAACTATACCTCGGAAATGGTCGATCGCATGATCGCCCGTTATGAGGAACTTGGCAACGAAGGCATTGAAGCCATCGCTGCCGAACTTGGCAAGCCTGTCCGGTCCGTCCGGTCGAAGCTTGTTCGTGAAGGCGTGTATGTCGCCGCTGTGAAAGCCGTGAAAGCGGCTAAGGTTGAGGGTCCTAGCAAAAAGGAACTCATCAACGAACTTGAAGCACTGGTTGACTTTCCGGTTGACGGCTTCATGGGTGCGACTAAAGAGGCAATCGCCTCCGTGATCGCTCTGGCTCAGGCGGTGAAAACCGCCTAAGCTATCTTTTTTCCTTTCTTGCTACCCACTTGCCCCCGCAGCGATGCGGGGGCTTTTTTGTATCATAAATGCCACACAAATTATCTAGCAAAATCAAGCACTTAGCGGGCGGGGCCCCCCGCCGGCTAACCCATTGATAATAAACGAAACTTTGTTGTTGCATCATGCTCAGAGATATGCGATAAAGAGTTATTGAAGAAACCAGCCAACTATAGGAGGAACCCATGGCTGAACGTGCGACTAAAACTGAAAACTACTCGGCGGAGATGGTGGAGCGTATGCTCGCCCGCTACGAGGAACTCGGCAACGAGGGTCTCGATACCATTGCGGAAGAACTGGGCAAGCCCGTTCGTTCGGTCCGCTCGAAACTCGTGCGTGAGGGCGTCTACGTTGCCGCCCAAAAGCCTGCCAAGGCTAAGCGCGAGGAAGGCCCCTCGAAAAAGGAGCTGTTGCTCGAACTGGAAGGCATTGCGCCTTTTGAGGTCGAGGGCCTGATGGGCGCTACCAAAGCGGCCATTGCTGACGTTATCGCTTTTGTTCGCGCAAAAGCCTAACGTGTCCTGCCCCCGCTGAAAGGCGGGGGCATTGCCATACTAAATAGCGTATTGATTTCAATGCGTTAGCGGGCGGGGCGCTGCAACCGCTAAGGCTTTGACAATAAACAATAAAATAGCGCTTGCATGTTGCTATGAGTTAATGCTATTGTTAGTTAACAGAGAAGGAGATGACTATGGAATCGGATTACGTTCATATGGTGGAATTCAATGGTAAGATGGTAGAGTGCTATGGGACTCTAGAAGAAACGTCTAACATTGAAGTTGTCTGCGAGTTCGAAGAAGATGATGATGTTTGGTGCGATGGCAATCCGATGGGTGGATCGTTTGTTAGCTGGGAAGAAGCTGTGAATTGCTTGCAAGCATTTTACCCTTCAACTATTCTTCAATTGTCGGCGGTGTAACATGGATCTTAATCTAGACGCAACCCAAACCGCACGCCTTCGCCAACTAGAATTTCCTAATATTATTAGGGACATGCTAGATACTGGCGCTACTGAGATTGAACTTGTGATTGATGCGCACACAGCAGAACGGCTTGCGTATGCTGTTGAACTTCTTACTATAATGGAGGATATGCAACATGGCTGAAGATATTACAAAACAGCTAGTTAAAATGCTAGGAGATCTTAAAAAGTTGATGGGAGAACGCCGTGAGCGCGTCCTACAACTACAAGCTGAGATAGATCAGATTGAAAAAGAAAATGCGGACATGCAAACAAACATTGAAGCAATGCTAAAAGACTTTTAACTTAGGAGGCTAAGATGAAACCTAGCAAAGCAATAGAACGTATTCGTGAAATAACCAACCTGCTATACGACGGGTATGGTGATGATATTCACCCCGGCGAACAGCTTGAAATGATTAAACATGTGTTGGTCAAGGTTAAAAAGGAAAAAGAAAATGCTTAACACAGTAGGTGCATACATTCTTGTTTTGGTATATAATGGTTATCAAGAAGGTGGTGTAGCAATGCAGGAGTTTCCTAATTATGACTCTTGCAAAGCTGCTATTATACAACTCGAACCTGTTGGCACCTTGCGAGGATATTGTATTGCAAAGGAAGTAAAATGAACATCAGCAAAGGAGATGGAAATGATAAGACTGTGGAGTGAATGGGATTTAGACGAAGAGGCTATTGTGTTTAGCTCAGAAGCTAAGGCGATTGCATGGCTGCACGCTAATCCTGAAGTTGTTCAAATGGCTGCCGAAGAAGATTGCAGTGTTGAAGAGTTAGTTAGTAAATACTTTGATGAAGGGCTGTTTAGCTTTCAAACGCTAACCTATATATCCTGAAAAAAGCCCCTAACTTCAAGGAGTTAGGGGTGGCGGGGCCCAGGCCCGCAAGTCGTTGTTTTCATTCATTATTATCACTGCTACTAACTATTTGAAATTGCTTGCACTTCAACTCCCGCTTGAAACAGCGGCAACGCAGTTGCGCGCTAGTAGGCAATCGGCAAGTACTCATTCGATTAGTGTGCGGGCATTAGTGCAAGTGTATTAACGAAACATAGTGTGCACAGCACCAGTGCAAAACCTGCAAGTACTTATTCGATTTTCTTGCAGCCTTGGCCGCATGTAAAACTTCGTTTTAAGGTGTGCGCAGCACCAGTAGGAGACTGGCAAGTACTCATTCGGTTAGCGTGGCAGCAATCCCACATGTAGAATATTGTTTTGTATTCGGGGCATGCTCAGCAGCGCCGATTATAGTAGTAGACCGACGAGCTGTCAATAGTAAACTAACATTTAGCTGTGCCCGCGTACGAGACGAAGTCTCATTGCGTGGCCCACTGCGTAGATAGGAGTAGACTAACAATGACTGAAATATATTTAATCATCGGGTTGATCATTGCGGTAGGCTTTGGACTGATCACAACGCTTGCAAACCGCAGATTTGGACGGGAGACCCTTGTTTTAATGGTTGTAGCTCTGTTTGCATGGCCTATAGCGCTAATTCTAGCATTTACACGCTCTGAAGAGGAATAAAACGAAGTTTTGCAGCCGGCAACTCGGTGCGCCCTGCGTAAAACAGCTCTAAAAGCACTAAAACATACGAAAAAGCCCGGCTAGGATTGCTCCTGCCGGGTTTTTTGTTTTTATACTAGAATATATAGAATTTAAATCAATTTTTTGGTGTTTTTAACTACAATCCACTTGAAAATGGAATTTTCCTGTCGGGCTATGGAGATCTTGCGTTACCTAGTGGAAATACGTCTAAACTGAAAAATCAAGGGTAGACAGACCTCTGGCGAGTAATAATTTAATACTAAAAAACTACGTTTTAAACTTACCCGCCTGAACAACTTCGTTGTAGGCTTAGGAATGTTACCCCGCCTGCGCATCTACGATGCGGGCATAGATAAAACTAAATAAAGATTAAATAAACTATAAATTGAGTTTAAAATATCTATAATAACCTGAACTAAACTATATAATAACTTAAATACAGGTTAAAATAAACTATAAATAAGATATAATAAAGATAAATAAAACTTAATCTAAAGTTCAGAAGGTAGTAACAAGTTAACCTTCTGAAACTCCGTTTCCCGATTTTTTTCACATAAATGATAGTAGCATGGATTTTAGTAAGGGTCAAAATATTTTATTTTAGATTTTACTATTTGCTATCAGCGTGTCTTGTAGTGCAGTTTGTGCTGCTCCGCGTAGCGCACGAAGTGCGAGTGCGGGATCAGGTTGGTTAGAGTTTACTTCTAACGTTTTACCTGACGGTAAAACAGTGCTCCAAACAGTTTCATAAATCTTAGAAGTAATGTTAATCGGGAGCCTGCGTTGGCGGAACCAGTGCGCTTCTGGCAGATCAATGTCAATTCGTTCTTGGCGGTCATTAATAGTTAGCGTATTCATAGCGTTCCTTTAGGCGTTTACAATAGTGAGAGAAGACGTGCGATCTAGAATCTTATATTCAATGCTGGTAGGCTCGAATTCTTGCATTGCGTCAAATATTAGTTTAGGGTTTAGATGCGAGCAGGTGTACACATCAAACTGCAGTTCAGCTGGATTACTTTCGTCCCAGCAGTGCAGCACAATATGGCTAGTTTCAATAATTACAGCCGCAGTAAGACCTGCATTTCCAGGTACGGCGCAGTAT